AGGACAGACTGGGCCATCTCTGGAATGTCATTGATTTCATCCGGCTGGGTCTCGGTTTCATTGACCGCCAGAGAAACGTCCGTATAGCGGAGCGCCTGATAAGCACCCGTCGGAGGCTGGTTATAAGTGGTTTCCAGCGCGAAATCGACCGCACTGGTGTTCGTTTCTGCACCGGCGGCAAAGCCGGTTGTAGCGCCCGTGTAGGCCATACTCACCCCATAAAAAAAGGCCGCTCAGTGGCGGCCTGTGAAAGACAGATGATGGCGGGCTGATTAGCCGGCCGGGGTAGCAGAGCCGCCGGAGCTGACGGTTGAGGCGCTACCAGAGGCTGTCGCCGCAGCAGATGTCGTGCCGCTGGAGGAGGCCGGTGCGGGCGCTGCTGCCGGTGCGGGCTTTTCACCCTGCGGGATCAGACCCAGACGGAAACCGAAGAACCGTTCCAGAGAAAGCGCCATGCCGCTGGCATCAGCAGAAAACGAGCCAAACACCTGCCCGCTGGGGGAGAAAGTGCCGGTCGGGCCTGCGGGCTGGGACAGCACATCATAGAGCCGCCCGGCTTCACCTGCTGCCGGAGCCGGGTTGTCAGGCAGGCCTGCCACTTCCTTGTAAGGCCAGACGCCCGTGCGGCAGCCTGCCGGAGCGGACTGCTCTGCAATGGCGACGGCCGCAGAGGTGCTTTCTGCTTCAATCTCGGCAGAGCCAAGCTGGTAGGTACCGGCACCGGGCGCAGTTTCGTAGAGGGGGAAGAATTTCACGTCAGAATATCCTGATACTGATAGTCGATCCCAAGGCTGAAGCGGATGCGGTTGCCCGTCTGATTCAGGTCTGGTGGGTCGAAGCTGTGTTCATGATAAGCGAGGCCTTCCGGCAGGCCGGTTGCGGCCCGGAAGGCATTGGACATGGCCTTGCGGCTGGTCAGGGCTGGCAGAGAGCCGGTGCCTCTGGGCACCATCAGGTGCAGCCAGATGGTGCCGTCTTCCACATTGACCGGATCACCAGCCCCGGCGCGGTCAGACGTGCCGGACGTGGTTTCCATGACCCAGAATGGCCCGGTGGGCACGTCCGGGTTCTGTGCGGCCTGATCCAGTACCCGCGTCCCGCCCGCCTGTGCAGCGGCTGTGGCGCGGGTCCAGGCATCAGACCAGACTGCCGGTGTCGTCATGGCTCTCGCCTCCTGCTGCAATGAGCGTCCAGCCGCAGAGGGTTGGCCCGTCATAGACCGGGGTTGCGTCTGTCAGCGTGTAGGTTTTGGGGCCATCCTGCACCGTGTCGTCCTTGGCAGGCGTGCCATGGGCCATCAGAGCGTCCGCCATCACCTGGGCAAGAAAGGCGGCGCTCCCCATGCCATCAATGATCTGGGCCGCCTGTGCCGGTGGCGCATAGGCCTGCATGGTCACGCCTGCGGTCTGGCCTGGCCGCCTGATGACCATGGGGCGGCCCTTGGCGTTAATCTGGCGGCGGCGTGCCTGTGCAATCCATCCCATGACCTTACTCCCTGAACTGTTTCAGCATGTCCGCAGCACTTTGCGGCATGCCGCCGGTGCCGGATGCTGTGGCCCAGCTGGTTGAGCCCACCCCCTGCACGCTTTCCGATTTCAGGTTTGGATCTCGGTCCCCTGCCGCCCATAGGGCTGAGGCTGTCAGGATGACCGCCCGACTGATGACGGGTGGCAGCGTGCCGGCCTGCACCGTGCCGCCTGTCACAGAAGGCGGAACATATCCGGCCTGATAGGTCAGGACGTAATGGCCGGGATGCCAATGATGACGCGCCTCTGGCGGACAGGAAAGCAGACCTGCCTTACGGTCGATAACGAGGCCGGAAATCTGCTCTGCCGTCCAGTCCGCCCCGTTGCGTTTCAGGCTCTGGATGGACAGAAGAGGCCGTGCAGAAAGCACGATTTGCCGCAGGCGGTGCGCCCGTTCGATCTGTATCTCTTCTGTCCAGAGGCCGGAAAGAATGGGCTGACCGATATAAGTCAGCGCCATACTGGATGCATCCAGCAGCAGGCGCGTAAGGCGCGCATCACTGCTGTCGTCTGTGAGTCCGAGATCCGCCTTGAGGTCCGCCAGCAGCGCTAGCGGGACTGCATCGGCAGGACCATCAAGAGCGAGGCTAATCACGGATTATCAGCCCCCTGTGGGTTCAGCCGGAGCAGCGGCAGACATCACCAGCTTTTTGAGTGGCTGGCCTGCAGTCGGGAGACCACCACCAAACCGTGCATAGCCGAAGTAACCGGTCTGGAGAGCGTCAGCGTAACGCTCATTCAGACGCACGATGGAGACCGCTTTGGTCGTGCGGAACTTGTAGTTTTTCAGGTTGCCGAACAGGAGCGGCGTTGCACCGGCCGTCGGGTCTGGCATGCTGTCATTCGGCACCACCGGATAACCGCACAGCGTATCCGGAACGCCAGACGTCAGGCTCGGAACCCACAGCGGCCGCCCGATGGTGTCTTTCAGCAGCGCGAACTGCTTCGTGGTTTCGTCGTTGCACATGAATTTCGCGCCCGGACGATAGGCACGGTCCACGCTGTAAATCAGTTCCTGCAGATCATCGTAACTGATGTCTGCTGCTTTGGAAGTCGGGCCTGCTGCCGCTGCCGTCAGCACGCCAAGCGGCATGCCATCCCCGGTCCCGGTCGTCAGATGATCCGCCAGCGTGCGACCAAAGGCAGTCCCCAGACACGTCCGAATATAACTGTCCAGATCGATGAAGCTATCCTGCATCAGCGTCCAGGGCACCAGGATAGCGTCCGTCGCATACAGGAACACTTTCAGGATGGAATTCCCGAAGTTCATGCCGCTCTGACCGACCGGGGTATTCTCGCCCACAATCTTGGCACGGCGGGACGTATCATCATTGGTCGGCCAGGGCAGATCTGCGCCGGTCCCGGTGGTGATATCGTCAAATTCATCCAAGCCCGTGAAATACGCCTTCAGCGCGACCAGAAGCTGGTCAGCAAAGGCCGGCGGAACGAGGAAGCCACCGCCTGCCGGGGTGCTGGTGCCCATGCTGCCATCGTTTTTGAAGGACTGCTGACTGGCCATGACACGGTTCATGGCCAACGTCCGATCCGGTCCATGCAGCGCGTCGATGCCACCACGCAGCCAGGATGTAAACACGCGAGCGTGCTGGCGTTCTTCCGTTTCCTGCTGATCCGGGCTGATGCCGCCGTCTTCTGCGCGGGCTGCGATGCCCTCGGCCAGCGTTTTGGCGGCGTTCTCGGACTTCTCAATGCGGTTGATATGCCCCAGCATCTGCTCGGCTTCGGCCATCATGGCATCAAACTGGGTGGCCTGCTCGGCCGTCATGGTGTCGCCATTGGCCAGAGCGCGAGCGTCATCAATCAGCTTCGCCCGTTTGGCGCGCAGTTCCTTGGATTTCATCAAATTGTCTCCGGTGAGGGAATAAAAGAGGCGTCAGCCTTCGGCTTCGGCCAGTCGGAGCGTGCGGCGGCGAGCCGCAATGTCCGGCACGGAAAGGGTGTTGGTGGGTGGCTTCGGCTGGTGCTCAAAAACCCCAGCTTTCAGCGTGGGGGCTGCCTTATTCTGGCTGGCGGGCAGAATAGTGTCGATAAACCCGGCATCTTTAGCTTCCTGCGCGGTAAACCACGTTTCGGCGTCCATCATCTGAGTGATGGCATCGGGTTTCTGTCCGGTTTTGCCCGCGTAGAGGCTGGCAAGCTGCCCATCAATCTTGGTCAGGACTCCCGCCGTATCCGTCATGTCGCCCTTATTGCCGACGACGACGCCCCATGCGTTATGGATCATCAGGAAGGCATTGGGGGCCATGCTGACGGTTGTGCCCGCCAGTGCAATGAACGATGCGGCAGAGGCTGCCAGACCATCCACGATCACATTCACAGGGCCATCGTGGCTTTGCAGGGCGGAATACATGGCCAGTCCGTCAAACACATCACCACCGGGGCTGTTGATGTGCAGATCCACCGGGCCGGCTCCGACAGACAGGAGTGCCTGAGTAAAGTCTTTGGCCGTGATGCCCCACAGGCCGATCTCGTCATACAGGTAGATCTCCGCAGGCTGGTCTGCTGCGGCACGAGGGCGCGTGCTCAGCTCCTGCGGCAGTCCGGCCTGCGCATGCGCCAGCAGCGCCCGGCTGGAAAACCGGGCGGCTGCCGAATTGTATTTATACATGGTGCCTCAGTTCTTGTTGGGCGTGGGATTAACCTGCTTCACCGCCTGCTGCTCCAGCGGGACGTTCGTGCTGTTGACCAGCACAGTATCCCCACCCGGAACCGGCGGACGGCTGCGCTTGGCCCGGCCCTCGTTGATGGTAATCTGCCCGCTGCTGATTTCCTGCGCTGTCACCTGAGCCGCCTTCAGCGGGTCCATGGAAAGCAGGCCTTCGCGGTCGAACTCCACAAAGAAGGAGCCGGACGCAAACAGCTTGGCGTTCAGTTCTGCCTCAATCCGCTTCAGATCCGCATCAAGCGTAAAAATCAGATAGGCCAGCGTGTTTTCAGACAGGCCGGTGCCCCATGAGGTCGTTTTCTCCGTCTGGTTCAGCAGATGGAGCGGGACACCAAAGAAGCGGGAAATATCCGCCACCTGATAGCCCCGCGCCTCAATGGTTTGCAGATCCTGCGGGCTAAGCTGAAAGGGGGTATATTTCGCCCCCTCGTCCACAATGATCGTGCGGCCCCAGTTGCTCACCCCGGCATAATTCTGCCGCAGCTGCGCCTGCATCCGGCGGAAGGCAGGGTCACTCATCTTGTCCGGCACCTGCATCACCCCGCTGGGGAGTGCTGCATTCTGGTGCATGCGGCCGGTGCGCTCTTCCATGGTGCTGGCCAGCCCGATAGACCCACGGGCAAAGGCCTGAATGCGGGACAGCCCCTTGATACCGTCAAAGCCGGGGCCGGGAATGTGCAGCATTTCGTCCTGAATGAAGGTCTCCGTCGTGCCATCCAAATGGGTGCAGACGTAGAAATTCACGCCCCGAATGCTGGGCACCCGCACCGTCTGCACCTGCCAGGGCTGGAAGCATTCAAACCCGACCACCCTGCCCGCGCCGTCATACCGGATGGCGCTGTAATGGTTGCCGGACAGCAGCACATTGATGCCCCATAGTTCCCGCCAGGCGAACGCTGTCAGAGACCGCCCCTGATACGGCATGACGTTCAGCAGAGGGGCAAGCCGGTGATTTGGCTGCTCAATCCGCTGCCCGTCTTTCTCCCGCTTCCAGATCTTCAGCGGGAGGCCCGCAATCACCCCGGCCTCCAGCGTCACGCACCGATACACGGCGGAGCAGGACATGGCCGTGCGTTCCGTGACACGCGGTGCCCAGTCCTGATGATCCGGCCCCAGCCCGAGAAATTCCGACCAGCTGGGGATCTCGGTCAGCGGTGTCGTCGGGTTTTCCGGATTTCCGGAAGCCTGAAAGCTTGGCTCTATGCGTTCCGTACGCGGGGCCTGCGTGCTGCCGAACAGCCTGTTCAGGACTCCCATAATTCCTCCCGGTCATAAATGCTACGCTTAGGTGGCTCCGGGTTGCGGGCCATGCAGGACACAGCATCAAACAGCGCCATCAGCGGGTCGATTTTCTTCCCGCCTGCCAGCTGTTTAGTGATTTCCACGTTATTGCCCTTCGCCTGGGCTTTTGCGTTGCCTACAGCCCAAGCCATGATGGGCCGTGCCCCGTGCGAGAACGTGCCATCCGCCAGCTTGCGCTCCAGCGTTTTAATGGCCCCGGTCATCTTCCAGCCCTGACTGACGCCGACGATGCGTTCCTGCTCAATGCCCGCCGCATGCAGAGCAAAGACAATTTCCGCGACCCCGGCCGGGTCCAGACCCACCATGCAGAGCTTGCCCGTCTGGTCGATCTCTTTCACCAGATCCGCCAACTGCAGGTTGTCGTCCCGCATATCCTTAAGGATGACGAGGTCGCCTTCTTTCTCGAAATCCAGATAGCGCGGGGCCTCTTCTTTCCGGTGCTTCAGCACGTCGTGAAACACCCAGCTGCGCTGCCAGTGCAGCCACTCGCCAGTCTCAGCGTCCCGCCCCAGCACAGCCAGAGAAAGAAAATCGTCCAGACCGCCGCCATCGATGCCACAGACGATTAGGTCACAACGCCTCTTTAGCTCCTCCAGCGTCAGAGACCTGGTGCCTCGCCGTTCCCAGTATTTGGCCCCGGCCCATGCTTTTTCCCGCAGGGACAGACCGACCTGAACATTCAGATGCTTGGCCATCCAGACCCGCAGGACGCCTTCTCCGGCCTCCTTGGCCTGCGCGTATTTGTCGCGCAGGAACTCTTCCGAGACAGATACCCCGAGATTGGGGTTGGTCATGTACCAGTTGTCCGGATCATGCTGGCCCTGTTTGTCCAGCACGGACTGGGGAAACTCATAGATGACCGGCAGGAAGCGGGGTGCGCTGATCTTTCCATCCCGCACCGACCGGGCATAGTCCAGGCGGCTTTTGAACACCCCGGCCGGCTCTTCATCGGCCTGCGTGCTGAGGTAGATCACGAACCCTTCCGGACGCGAGGCGATACCGCCTGTCGCTTCCATCAGCATGTTTTCCGCTGCGGGCTTTTTCCCGAACTCCCACAGTTCGTCCACCAGAATGCCGGTGGCTTTCTTGCCGACCACGGAAGATCCGTCAGCCGCGACAACCTTCAGCGTCGCCCCGGTCTCCCGGTGCGTGATAATGCGGGTGTAGTCCTGCACATGGAACAGGGCTTCAAGATCCGGGTCAGCCCTGATCATGTCACGGGCGGGCTTGAAGGCGTTGTCTGCGGCTTCCTTGGTAGGTGCGAGGATCAGGAACTCAGCAGACTGCCGCCAGTTCAGGATCAGCACCGTCAGCATCACACCGGCGGCAATGGTCGATTTCGTGTTCTTCTTGCTGACCAGCAGGAAGAACTCTGTAATCAGGCGCGTGCCGGTATCCAGGTCATAGGAACCAAAAATCGCCGCAGCGAAGTCCTTCAGCCAGTCCCGGCAGGACTCCCCGATGGTCGGCTCGTGCAGCACATCCACAATCTTGAGTGCATTGAACACCGCCATGCCCTGCTCTGCTGCCACCGGAAACAGCGGTTTACAGGGCACAAGGCTCTCCCCGGCCTCGATGCGTTTTTCCCAGTCCGGGCAGGCTGTGGTCCACGTCGGACCGACGGCTTTCTCCGCTTTGGCCGTCGATGTGCGCTTGCGTGGCGCGGCTTTGCTGGTTTTGGAGGTAACGGCGGCCTTACGACGAGCCCTTACAGGCTTTTTCGGCGCATTACTTGCCATTACTCACAACCAATTTTGGAGACGGCATACGCGCAAAACGGCCGGACGCCGCCTTTTCCGCTGCCTCTTTCCGCTCTTCCTTCACGCCTTTTTTTCCAGCTTTGCCCTGATCCATTTGTTCGATCTGCTTCAGGGCGCGGAGCGTTTCCACGCGATCCTTGGTGCTGATGGCTTTCAGCATGGCGTTCCGGCGGCGCTCATTGTTGTCATCTGCAGTTTCAGACTCAATCACCTGGGCAATTTCCCCGTGATAGGCCGTCGTATCTTCCAGCTCACCGAGCAGGCGCGATGCCAAGGCGCTCATGCGCTCATTCAGGAGATGATCGACAGGTTCAGCCGGGTTGGAACGGGGCTTTCCGGCAGGTGGAGCGGTGGTGCGCACGAGATGGTGCGCACTTGCCGTTGAAGTGCGCACTTTTCCCGGTTTGGTGCGCACCCATCCTTCTGCGCTCGCACGCTTGCGGATGGCACTTTCAGAGACGCTGTATTTTTCCGAAAGCTGGCGGTTTGATTGACGTCCAGCGCGAAAGTCAGTCTCGACCGCTGCCCAGTCGATAGCGGATTTTCTGGCCAACAGCCCCTCCCTTTGCGCTCAAAGTGCGCACTCCAAAAACTCAGAAACGGAAAAATTTTCACGCGTGGCACTGGCGCGGTTCAGGTGCCTGATACCGTCTCAAGATTGACACTCCCCCCTACCCGCTGGGTGCATGCGTGGCTGCCATGCATGACGTGAGAGCATATCGAGAAAATGCATGCCAATCCCGCGCCTCATGACGTGGCTGCATACCTTCGCGGAATGGCGGAAGACTGCCGTTTTTCAGTATTCCACCGCGTTCCGCTTCGCCCGCTCCTGCGTTGTCTTGCTCGTGTGGCAGGAGCCGCACAGAAGCTGGATATTCCGCTTGTCCAGGGGAGCACCACCATCCTTCAGTTCCACGATGTGATCCCCGAACAGGCGTGTTCCGGTGCGTCCGCACCGCTCACAGCAGTTTGGCCGCTCTGACTTGATCTCTTTCATCAGGGCGCGCCATTCAGGGCCGGTATAAAAGCCGTCGGCGCGCTTCGGTGGCTCTCTGGCTATGCTGGTGTCCAGAACGCCTACAATCGGCTTCAGGCACGTCAGAACAGCCTGCTTGCGTCTACTGGGTGCCATTGAATTTGTGGTCTCCCAAACTAGCCCTCTATACAGAGCCATATTGCTTCAGCCCGCGCGATCCTGCTCATGTGTCCAGCTTGGCCATATCGAATGACACAAGCTCCCATTTGGCTTCCGCGCCAGAGCGTTTGTGTAGGCGCACATAGTCCTTAGTCACGTCCAGCCGCACGCTGTTGGAAATGGCGGTCATGGCGCGCTGCCACTCTTCGTCATCAATTTCCAGACGGCGCAGTGCGAGGATCTTCGCAGCCTGAAGCTTGCCAGCCTGACCAACGTCAAACGCATCGAGCACGATGGCTTTCAGGTTTGCGTTGGCACCTTCAGACCACCGCGTCAGCAGGCCATCAATGATGCTCTTCGCCGCCTGAATTTCCGGTCCGAACGAAATGCAGTTGCCGACCGCCACCGTGACGCGCAGCGTGCCGTCATAGCTCGACAACGTGACGTTGCCTTTCTCGCCGCCAATCTTGGTGCCGTATTGGTCAGCCACCAGCTCAAGAAACGCATGAACCTCAGTGAAGCAGAGCGTCTTGAAATCCCGCATGAACTGGCGCACCGGGTCGCCCTGCTGGTGCAGGCGGCGCACAAGGTCATCTTGCAGCTTGTCAGATGGGCGCACATTCGCTTCCGGTACCAACCGCCCGCGACTGTCCATCATGAAACCGTCAGGCACGGTTTGCATCGTCGTTCTCCGTCATTGTCAGGGTTGCCCGCGCGCGTTGCGTCAGGCGAGAAGATCCGCGCCGACCGCATCCGGGTTGGCGTGGCTGTATCGTGTCGTTGTGGCCAGCGAACTGTGACCAAGCTGCGCCTGCACCCAATGGACCGGCTGCCCGGCATCCAGCTGGTGAGACGCAAAAGCATGGCGGAGCCAGTGCGCTGAAGCATCATCAGGCAATCCCGCACGCTTCGCGGCCCGCTTCACCACGCGATGTGCTGCGCGAACGTGAAGCGGACCGCCATCATGGCTGGGGATTACGGGCGCATCTGGCCCGCCATCGACCTTCACGGCCACGATCTCTTTCCACAATGACGCAGAGACCTGGACATGCCGGGTCTTGCTGCCCTTGCCGAATACCGTTGCAATGCCGCCCGACTGGCGGCGTGTCATGTCGCGCCAGCACAGGCCGCACGCCTCGGAAAGCCGCAGGCCTGTGCCGTACAGAAGCGCCAGCAATGCGTGACGGCGCGGGTCTTTCTCCGCCGAAAGCATGGCCAGCACCTGCTGACGCGAAAGGATGCGTTCGTTCAGACTGTCGCGCCCGCGCTCCAGACGGAACGCGGCACCCGCGTCATGCGGCAGAAAGCCCAGCTTTGCGCCGTGCGTGAGAACGGATTTGACCGCGCTCATTCGTCGCCGTCGCGTGGCGTCTGACACGCCGCTCATGCTGTCGTGCCACTCCTGAAGGTCGGCAAGCTGCACCTCAGCCATCGGCTTTCCGGTGAAGCGGGCGAACTCCGCAACGTCTGCGCGGTAGGCCCGCGCCGTGTTCTCGCTGCGGTTATGGAGCCACGTTCTGACCAGCATGATATCAGCCGGACAAAATGCCTGTTCTGGCGTCGCTGGCGCGGTCGATCTGGGATGATCACCGCTAACCATTTGGATTTCCTACGTTATAGGGTCTTTCTGACCCCTCAAAAAGCGTCAGATAACAGACATTATCTGACGGGTTTGAGGGGGTGTTTGCGGGTTATCTGACACATTGCCGGACAGGCCGTGTCAGATAATACCGCGTTATCATGTCGCTTTTCAGCGGCCATTTATGCCGTCATTCTGCGTGTGGCGCGCCGCCGATTTTGCGGCCTTTATCACCAGGGCGATACCCTCGCGCCAGAGCGCAGCGATATGCACCTGGCCGCAACAGCTCAACCCGGCGCGCAGCAAATTCTGTGCTTGCGCCGGAAATCACCTGGCGCATCCCGCGCTTGCTGACTTTGACCTCTGTGTCAGTAAGAAGCCACTGCGGCACAGAAAGAGCATCGCCACAGCGAACGATTTCACCGCACGCATCTGGATAACCGGACAAAATCACATCGGCCCGATGGCGCGGAACCCGCTGCGCCGTTATCGGACCAATCAGGCAATGTCCTCCCACGGCCGCAATGACGAGAAACCGCTGCTTGCCGTACAGCACAATGGCCCCACAGCAGACAGCCTGCTTAGGGTTGCTCATCCTTATTCACTTTTCTGGAGATATAAAAAAAGTCGTGAACCCATCAGGGCACACGACTTCGTAGATTTTGACAAATTAACTCGACTTCTTTGACAAAGCAACTTCTTTAATATGCTTAGCCGACAAATCTAATACGGCAGCACGTTTTGTCAGAAATATAGAGCGGCTATCCCATAGTTATCTGGAATGGAACGTCCTTCTGCCTGAGATAGCTGCAAAAGTCTTCTTCCACTCTGCTCCAACATGTGAAGCATCTTCCATCTTCTTGAGCTCTGATACTCACAGGCGGCAAAGTCGTGGAGGTGAAAAGTGTATTTGGACCTTTCTTTTCCTCCACAGTATCAGACCAATCCCGAAAGTGTTTTTTTACAATAGTGTCGAGCGTATGATTAAATTCTATTTCCAAGTTTTTGCATTTCCAAGTTTCCACGCAGCTTGATTACTGCGCTTGACTTACAAATAACATTTAGGGGTCGAGTCCCTAAGAGCCCTTTTGGAAATTCGCTATGATAGGTTTTCAAGAGGTTTTGA